TTCCCTGTTTTCGGGTAGTAGAGAACCATTTTTAAGTAGTTCTAACGCTCTTATTCCATCTTTTGTCATCATGGGTTTAGATAAATTAACCAATTTCTCATTGATTTGATAAATCTTTTTACCTTGAACTCCATCAGTTACGGCATCTATAATATTTTGCAATACTTTAAGAGGTTTTTGTTTTGCTGAGATTCTTTCTTCTTGTTGTTTACTGGCTCGTTCTATAATTTCGTTTAAAGTTACTTTTCTTTCTATCAACTCTGGAAAATGGGTTAGTAATGTAGATTCACCTAAACCTTTAATTCCTTTAATACTATCTGCTGTATCTCCAATCATTGATTTAATCAACATTGAATTTTCTAGATAATGGCTAAAGTACGAAGAATAATTTGATTTTCCAACATAATTTTTAAAGTTTAAGAAAAATATTCTAACATCTTCATTAATTAATTGAGCCATATCACTATCATTAGTGCAGATAGTTATTTTTTCGTTTTTGTTTTTGGTAAGACAATAATAAGCTATAAAGTCATCACCTTCGATTACTTCATCTTTTAATTGTCTGATACATAATTCATTTAGAAAATCCCAAACGATTCTGCGTTGTTTTAATTCTGATTCGTCAATTGGCTGGGTGCCATTTATGAAGTCTTTACCACGAGCACTTTTGTATGGCTCGTAAATTTCGTATCTTAATTTACCACTGAAATTACCATCCCAAAATACATAGACTCTGTGGTACATTTCTTGTTCTAATAACATACGAAGTGTTGTGAGGAATTGGTATACCCCACCTATGTGGATACCATCTTTGTTATACAGGTTTTTAGCACCAGAAAAGCCCCGTTTAAATAGGGCATTTCCGTCTACTAAAAGTGTATTTTGAATTTCTTCTCTAATTTCACCATTTTTTGGTGGTCTTTTATTCATTTTAAACCGTTTAAGGTTAATACTAGTTTTTGTTACTCTCTGATATCATCTCCTTCAAGACGACCTTCTTCTTCTTTGAAATTGATTTCTTCATCATAACTAACATTTAATGCATCGTGGATAAATTGTCTTCTTTCTTTTTTGTATGCATCTAATTCACTTGGGTTAATATAACCGTGTGGTGTTGATGCAATCGTTCCGTTCTTTTCAATACCTGTTACATGGTTTTTTTCGCATCTAATCTTAGCTTCAGTTCCGAATTGGAAATCTTGTCCCAAAGCAACCGCTGTTAGTTTTTTAGTTCCGTGTGTTAAGATACCACCAATGTGAACAATGATTCTAGAATTAAAAAACATAAATTCACCACCTTTGTGTTTAACTACAGTTCCATTCATGTTATCTAACCATATTTTTTGTACACAAACCATTGAATTGGTGAATGGACTATCAATACTTCTACTAGATGGAATTTTAAAATTAACAATAGCTTGAAAACAACCCATTGCACCAGCATTCCACATATTATTACTAGTATTTGAACAAGCTGATTTATAACAATTAAGTGTACCGATAGAATCCCATAAGAAACACATATCCTTAGTTATAATCCCATCTTCTTGTTTTTGAAGCATTTCGCTAATGAATAATGAAACATCTTCGATAACTGGTTCCGCTCTTGTAGGTTTAGTCATCATTTTACTATCTTGGTGATTGTAGTTTTTATACATATTATATAAATCCTTACTTCTAACTAAGATAAATCCATCTGGTTTCTCAGTAATCTCACCAGTTTCTTCGTTTACAACTTCTTTGAATTTAACACCTACTTGTTTTGCATGTTCAGTATTCCAGTTACCTTCAGTTTCAATAACTACAGCTAAATCACCAATCTTTTGACAACCTGCTATGGCTTCATAAAAAGCTGTTGATTTACCAGTATTCGAATAACCTCTTACTAAAGATAAATAACCACGTGGGAAACCAGGTAATTTTAATGCATCATGCCATGCTTTTGATAATGGAATCCAAGATAGTTCTTTATCTTTTGATTCTGAGTTAATATTTTCTGATTCTAAAAATGAATCTAAGTCAAACGCTACTTTTGTTATTACTGGTTTATCATTTGATTTTTTTGGTTTTATAGCCATTAATAATTATTTTTTTTTTCTCGTTATTTTTGGAAAAAAAAAGAAGTAATTTCTCACTTCTTTTTTTTTTATTTTACCATTTTAAAATGGTAAGTCGTCAAGCTCTTCTTCTACTTCTGTAGTTGTAGATACTGGATTTGTAAGTGTTTCAGCTTGTGTTATATTAGCTTTAACGTTTTCAACAGACATAGTTAATTCAGAATCTAAATCAGCTTTATCGGTTTCATTTTCTTTAATTAATTCTTTTGCTACGAAACATTTACCTTCTTTATCCCAGATAGGTGTAAATCCTCTAACAATAATTGCTAAGTAATCATAATTTCTTACTGAATAAACATCTTCCCATGTTCTTTCATCAGCTAACCATTCAGCAGATTTTTCAGCATCAGTACTTAATACATCAGAGTCTTGTGCTACAATAGTGGAAATAATTGGAACACCAGTTTGATTTCTTTGAATATTGATAGTTAAATCACGCCCTTCAGTTGGACTAGTAATATTTTTATTTTTCTTAAGACTAGCAATAACACCATGGATTAAATCGAAAGCACCTTTTTTAGTGTAATCATTATTAAATCTCCAAAATTTAACACCTTCATCTTCGTTATTTCTATCGATAATTTTAGTGATATACATTTTTTTAGCGTTATATTTTTTAGCTAATTCTTTATCTCCAGCATCACCTGTTGCAAGTAAAGCTTCACGAGCTTCACAGAAAGGACATGCAGTACCTTTTTCGTGTTGTAAACATGGGAAAGTTTTCTTTTGACCATCAACCATAGCTGTATGACCATAAAATTCAACTAAAGGGGAACCACCTTTTGGGTTTGGTAAGATTCTAATTTCTTTAATTTTAGATTGTTCATCTTTTGCTAAATCGTAAGTTGTAAAGTAATTTTTTAAGTCATACGTTTTAGCTGTTTCGCTTTTTTCATACTTTGGTTTGTTGTTTGCTTCGTATTGAGCTAACATTGCCATTAAATCGTCTTGTTCGTTGTTCATTGTTTCTAAATTTATTTAATTAATTGTTATTTTTCTAGGTTATGTTTAATTTTTCTAATACATAAATATACTATTTTTTTTGAAAAAGTCAAGCATTTTAGTTAAGTATTTTTAATGTTTTATTTATTTTTTACAAACTTACACTTAATAATATCAACCAACAAGTTTTTTTTTCGTTTTATTTTTATAAAATAAAAAACCTCTGATTTTCAGAGGTTTAGTTTAATATTTTATTGGTTATTAAATATCTTCTTCTTCGTAATCTTCTGGTTTAACAGAAAAACTTTGTTTGATATCTCCTTCACTATAATCAGAATTGATAGAATCTTTATTTAAAATATATTCTTGTTTTTTATCATTACCCATTACATCATATGCACCATGTTTATCAGCCCAGTAATCTGTAAGTTTTTGGGTATAAGGTCCTGAATGTAATGATTGCATTTCTAATTTTTCAACATTGGTTGGGTTTCTTTTTACAATTTCTTTTTCAAGAGCTTCAATTTTACCGCTTACAGAATCCATACTAGCAATGCGTGATTCTAAATCTTCTAATTTCTTCATAAGAAGTTTTGTGTTATGACTTGCTTTATCAGCGGCACTTTTAGCTTCATCAGTTGAATCAACTAATTCCGTTACATCTAATTCAACTTCATCATCTTCTGGTTCTTCTATAGGTCCTTCAATTGGTGCCATAGGTGGTTCTGGTGCTACTTCTCCTGCTGGTGGTGCTCCTGGGTCTTCAGCATTATCTGGGTTTGGTTCAGCTGGTGGTTCTCCACCGAAATCTGATTCTGGAGATGGAGCTTCAGCATCATTAGCGTTTGGTGGTGGAACTCCTAATTCATTTGCAATTTCATCACCAGCTGCATCTGGGTTTTCATCAGCTTCCTCTAAACCACCAAATAATAAATCATCGCTATCTCTTTCAGTTTCTTTATAAAAAGAATACTCATTTAAAAGTTTGAATCTATTAAGTTCTTCTTTAAGTAATTGTGGGTTGAATTTAGTTTTCTTCATTAGAATAATAATTGTCTTCCGTCTTCTGTTATTATTTTTTTATTGATTCTTTCGATAAGGCTTTTATCACCTTTAATCACACAAACACCTGATGTACAATCCATGTTTGGGTCTTTGTTTATTTCTTTTTTTTCAGTATTTAAAAAACCTTCTAGGGCTTTATCTAATTCTATTTTTTTATTATCTTTTTCCATAACTAATTTTATTTGTGTATGTTATTTTATATATAAATATCGGGTAATCATTAAAAAACTCTACTTATACTTAAAATCTTAAGTTCTTTATCTTTAATTAATATAAAATTACCCTGATATTCTTCCCAATTTATTTTAACATATTTATATTCTATATTACCAATTGATTCTTCTGATTTTTCATCAATTAATTTATTTAATGCATTTATAGTATATAACGCATCACCTTTTTTATGTATGATGATAGCACTAGGGAATAAATCTTTTAAATTTAATGATTTATCTTCTGGAATTGATAAATTTAATGTTAGTATTAGTTTTGATTCATCATTTTCATCTTTATAACAGAATACTTTTTCTTTACCAATAGAAAATTTAGTTTCTAAATAACTTAGAAACCATTCTAATCTTTCAGGAAAAATAAATGACGCTAATAAAGTTGTTTTACTCATTGATTATTGACACTAGATAAGGGATATATCGAGCTTGGAAATCCATTTCTTCCAAATTCTTTTTATATTCTATAAGTATCTCATCATTAGTCAAAAAGACAGTACTAATCGATTTAATTTTTGTCATTAATTTCTCACTATTCATTCCGATATATTTAACTAATTTTAAATCTATACCAAAGATTAAGTTATCACTATATATATAAACCATTTCACCATGAATATATGTAGTGATGTGTTTAAAACTACGTATTTTTTGGATAACTCTTTTTAGTGTTTTTGTTTGATTTTGAATAAGGTCAACAAAAAAATATGTAACACCTTTAAGCATGTCAGTATATATTTTGTTAATGAAAAAATTTAAGTCTTCTGTGTGTTTGTCACGTTTTTGTGTTTTTTTAAATGTCCAATATACATTTGGTGCTAAACAAATTTCTGTAATATCAAAATCAGGGTAGTATTTATCAGCTAGGTCAATACCTACTATTAAAGTAGGAAGACCATGTTGTATTTCACCCATGGTC